CTCAGAGAAGATCGACAGATTGCTCATTTCCGACATGGGAACAAAAGCGTGTCAGGTGATATTAACTTTGAGCTTTCTTATGACTCGTTCAATGATTTAATCGAAGCGGTTGCTTGCGGTACTTGGACTTCAGATGGCGATCCAGAAGTTTTATTGGTCGGCTCCACTGCCCGATCATTTACTATCGAACGGCATCACGAAGATATTGGCAAATACATTCGATCCACTGGCTGCTCATTCAACTCTATGAGCTTATCGGTAGCGCCTAACTCAATGGTCACGGGTTCGTTTGGAGTCATCGGCAAAGACTTGACCACTTCTGCTGCTGCAATTAGTGGCGCAACCTATAATGCCGAAACGACCACTGCTCCTTTTGACAGCTTCACAGGATCAATCACTGAAGGCGGATCAGCAATTGCGGTTGTTACAGCGCTTGAATTGAACATTGATAACGGCATGGAGTCACAATACGTTATTGGGGACGCTACAACGCTTCAGCCGCCTTTGGCTAAGTCAACTGTAACGGGCTCAGTGACGGCGTACTTTGAAGACACAACTCTGATTGATAAATTCATCAACGAAACCGCCTCAAGTATGCAGTTCACGCTGACTGATACTGCTGGCAATGATTACATTTTTGATCTGCCTAACATCAAGTACAACAGCGGCAACCCTGAAGTGGGTGGGCCTGGAGCAATCACGGTCACTTTGGACTTCATTGCTTTGTATGACGCTTCCACTGGTAGCCAATTGAAGATCACAAGAGACGACGCATAATAGGAATTAAAGCGAGGAGAGTCGCGTGGACGTAAAGAATCTTTACACATTAGAAGCACACGAAGACGGGGCCGAGATCCAGATCAAAAGCCCCGCCGACAATGAACCCACAGACTTTTACATAAAGGTCAAAGGGGTTGATTCTAAGGCATATCGTGAAGCGGTCAGAAAGTATCACCGCAAGCTGCTAAACGATGAAGAAGGTGGCGAGATTGATTTGCTAACGGCAGTCACAATCGGTTGGCGTGGGTTAAAGAGCGGGAAAGATACCGTTGAATTTAGTCCAGAAGCCGCCAAAGGGCTGTACGAAAATGCGCCAAGCGTGGCGACGCAAGTTGATAGATTTGTAGCTGACAGGGTAAATTTTACGAAAGGTTGACCAGTGAAATATCCGCGTATGCCAAGTGGGAGTTTTGGGCATCTGGATACGATAAAGGCTCAAAGGTCAGCCGATTACAAAACCTCAAGCAAATAGAAAAGTCGATTGGTAAGCCGCCAAAGCAATTAGCAGAACGACCAGAGTTGAGGGCTGAACTGGCTTATTTGTGGGCTTTGTTTGTGTCATTAAAAAATGCAAGTGAAGGAGCCATTAGCTATAATCAAATCAAATCGTACATGGATATCTACGGCGATTTAACCGCATTTGAAGTTGACCTGATAAGAGAATTGGATCAACTTTCATACCAAGAGGCTTACGCAAATGGCTGACATAGCATCCTTAATAGTTGAAGTTAAATCTGACGGGGTTCAACAGACCGAGAAAGATTTAAAAAACCTCGGCGATCAAGCGACCAAAACAGCCACGCAAACTGAGCAAGTAGCTAAAAAAGCCAAGGTTGTAAAAGGTAACTTTCGCGCTATGCGCGGATCTACTCAGCAAGTTTCCTACCAATTGCAAGATATTGCAGTCCAAGCCCAAATGGGCACAAATGCTTTCACAATTCTTGGCCAACAGGGGCCGCAATTAGCCTCTGCCTTTGGTCCAGGCGGAGCGGTTGCGGGTGCTGTCATCGCGTTTGGTGCAATTTTAGGGGGCTTGGCATATAAATTATTGACCGCTGGGAAGACATCGGAAGAACTTGGTGAAGCAATACGAGGGTTAGGGCTAGAATTTAATGAGTTGAGCGCTGCTCAGCAAGAATTAATTAGAAACCTTAACGATATAGAAATCAGAAGGCTAACAAAAGAAAACGAAAAGTTAGCGGAAGCAACGAAAACGACCACGGGCGCTTTAGGTCTTGCGGCCGCAATGAGTCAAAAGGCTACTGATTCATTCGATGACATGAATGGGTCTTTGAACAGAAATCAGGTCCAAATAGGCTTGAACGAAGCAGCGATTAAAAAGCTGACCGATGAAAATAGCGGCCTTTCAGAATCAACGCAAAAATTAATTGATAAGTTAGATAAAGAATTGTCCGTAATGGGACTTAGCAACAGAGAAAGGGACATCGAATTAGCAAAAAGAAGGCAAGCTAGTGATGAGCAAATCCGAGAGATAAATCTGCTTTATGATTTGATTGAAGGCAAAGAAGGGGAAATAGAAGCCAGAGATAAGAATAAAAAAGCGTTGGAAGCTGAATCAAAAGCAAGAGACGCAGCAATAAAGACAGCCGAAAAGCAAGCAGGTAAGAGATTGGAAGCCGCTTTGGCCGCTAATGATACTCAGATCCAAAGCCTAGAAAGAAACCTAACCAAGCAATTGGAATTGTTGGAGCAAGACAGGCTTGCGGCAATGGCGGCAGCAGAAGCTAAAGGTCAAGAGACTCTTGCCATTGAATTACAATACCTTGATGCAAGGGTGGCATTGCAGCAATCTACCGAAGGCAAAATAGCCGACGTCAAAGAACGATTCAGACAAGAAGAACTTAGAAGGCAGATGATAGCTGACCAAGAAAGAATACAAAGTCAGCAAAATGTAACCAATTCGTTGTTGATGGCTGAAGATGTATTGCTTCAAGGAAAGTCAGAATCAGTCAGGGCAGCGGCAAGAATAGGCATCAATTTAGCAAATCAAGAAAAGCGAGAGAACGCTACAAAGATTATATCCGACTCATACGCGGCAGCTATGGGTGCATACAAAGCGCTTGCTGGCATTCCAGTTATTGGCCCAGCATTAGGTGCTGCGGCTGCTGGAACTATCTTGGCGGCAGGTACAGCTTACGCCACGCAATCATTAGCGGGCAGAGCATTAGGCGGTCAAGTTAGAGGCGGTGAAAGTTACCTTGTTGGCGAGCGCGGGCCAGAGCTGTTGACAATGGGTGGGTCAGGTCGTGTATCGAGCAACGATCAATTAAAGAAAGCAATGGGTGGCGGCGAAAGCATCCAGATTGTTAATAACGTGGATGCAAGAGGTTCAGGCGCGGATGTCGACATGAAAATCCGTTCAGCAATGCAGCAAACAAGCCAACAGACCGTTGCCACAATACAAGATCTGATGAGACGCAGAAGGTTCGTTTAATGACAACTTACACATTCCCATCTATAACACCGTCAAAAAGCACGTTTGAGCTTGTGACCAATACAAGGGTCTTCCAAAGCCCGTTGACTAATTCAATTCAGACGACAGCCAGAAAAGGCTCACTTTGGCGAGCTTCATTGCAATTTGACAACTTGACTGGTGATGATCGGGCCGAGATGCAAGCGTTCTTGACTAAGCTAAACGGTCAGCAGCACAGGTTCTATTTGCAAGACCATGCTTTCGTGCGTCGAGGTAATGCGCCAGCGGTTAGCGATAACATCGTGGTCAATGGGGCGGGGCAAACTGGCTCAACGCTTAACATTAGAGACGCAAATTTGACGGTGACGGACTATTTTAAGGCTGGTGATTACATAGCGTTCAACAACGAGCTTCACATGGTAACGGCAGCTTGCAGCTCGACAGGAACAGGAACAATTGCAATTCCGATTGCGCCACCGATCAGAAAGCCTACCGATGACGGCGATGCCATCGATTATTTGTACCCAGTTTTAGGCGTGTTCATTCTAACAAGCGCAACCTCATGGGATAACAGACCGCCAATATTCAGCAGTTTTACTATTGAAGCAATGGAAGACGTACTAGCATGAGCCGAGGGTTTCCGACAGNCGTAGCGACGGCACTAGGGCANCANCACGTTGCGATTGTCACNTTTGCCAAATTGGAATTCCCAGCAGGGACAATTTACGTCCACAACAGNTTGGGGACATATACTTGGGGCAGTCAAGATTGGCTAGGCGTTGGCGACCTTGGTTCTATTAGCCAAGTGGAAGAAGGGTTAGACGTNAGCCCATACGCGATCAGCCTGACCNTATCGGGCTTAGACGCAACCATCTCTGGTGCGGCCTTGACTCAAGATTATTTCATGCACCCTGTAACGGTTTATCTTGGCGTGCTAGATGCTGACGATTCATTAATTGATACCCCAACGCAAATTTGGTCAGGGTTTATGGATCAAATGAACCTAACTGTAGGCGCTGACGGTGGGGATGCGATCCAGTTGGTCGCTGAATCAGAATTGAGTCGATTCGATATGGCAAAGAATCTTTTATATACCAACGCAACGCAACAAAGCCGATATGCTGGTGATTTGTTTTTTTCGCATATCCACGAAGTTGAAGGCGCTAAGTTTGATTGGGGAGCAAAAAAACCTGGATCTTCAAGCGTTCCTGGGATCGATTCGGACGATACAATCCCTGATAAGCAACACATGCGCTAATGCAGCTGAGAATCTTACAAGCGTTAAACAAATGGGAGCGACGGGGTTTTACTTATGGGGACGCAGATTGCTGTCAGTTTGCAGGATTTATAGTCAAAGAGTTAACGGGTAAAGATTATTTAGCTGACTTTGACTATAATTCAGAAAAGGAAGCCTACCGTATTATTGAAGCAAACGGCGACCTTAGACAAACCGTTTCCACTGTTTTGGGCGAATCTACCCAAGACATTGATAGCTTGCCCGACGGCAGCCCTGTTTTGGTAAAGATACCAGACAGTGAACTTATGGGCGTTAAATTGGGATCAAAAGCGGTCTGTTTAACGCTTAAAGGCTTGGCTCGAATGCCAAGAGAATTTATACAAGCAGGTTGGCCGATATGCCTCAAGTAATCCCCATAGTCATTGGCGCATTAACCGCAATCGGTAGCGCGGTCACGGTTGGCGCTGTGGTTGGTGGCGCTGCGGCGGCGATCGGCGCTGCTGTTATTGTTGGCGG